CCACTTATCCGAGTAGTTACCTTCATTGCTAAATCTTGTTTTTTCTTTAATAAAACAATGATGCTTTTTTCTGCCATTTTAAGTTTTTGTTACAAATGCAAATATATAATTTTTTATCTAATTATTTTTGTAATATCGAAAATTTCAAGTACATAACAAATGTTAGTGAAGAAGAAGGCGTAATGCTTTTGTATTCTCAAATAGGCAATTCTATTGATAAAAATGGAAATATAAGTTATGGAATTTCGGGAAACGCTTTTGCAAATGAAATATTGTATTTGCAAGATAAATGTAAATCAATATCAGTTAGAATTAACTCTATTGGAGGATCTGTTTTAGAAGGGTATTCAATTGTGAGTGCTATTTTAAAATCAAAAGTACCTTGTAATACTTATATAGATGGTTTAGCGGCTAGCATTAGCGGTGTTATCGCAATGGCTGGCAAGAAATGCTACATGATGGATTATGGTACTTTAATGCTTCACAACCCATCAGGAGTGGAGGATAAAGAAGTTTTAGGATTGGTAAAAAATACATTGGTAACTATTTTGCAAAATAGAACAGATTTAGATTCTGACAATATTAATACAATGATGGACAGCGAAACATGGTTGTCCGCAAATGAATGTTTATCAAGAGGAATGATTGATTCAATTGTTTCAAGCGGAAAAAAAATAAAAATGCCAACAAATAATTTAGAAGAAATGGCATTTTGTTACAATCAATTAATAAACCCAAAAAATGAAATAATGGAAGATAAAAACGCAGAGCTAATTAAGTCAAAAGACGCTGAAATAGCCGAATTGAACTCAAAGTTAGAGGCTCTTAAAAAAGAAATTTCCGACAAATTGGAAAGCGAAAAATTAGAAAAAGCAACTGAATTGGTTAATAAATTTAATGTAATTGAAGATAAAGATTCATTAATTGAATTAGCTAAAAACAATTACGATACAGTTGAGAAATTGTTATCAAAAGTAGGAACGGTAATGAATGCAGTAAAAGTATTTGATGCTGCAAATGTAATTGAAGAAGAAGAAGAAGAATCTTATTCTGAATTAGAAAAAAACAATCCTAAAAAATTACAGGATATGTATGTAAATGAGCCTGAAAAATTCAAAGAATTATTAAACAAACACTTAAAAATAAAATAATATGCCAGTAAAACATCCATTTGGACCAGCGACAGTTTCAGCATTATCTGCAACGGGAGCGCAAGCAATCACAATTAACGACAATGTTACTTATATAGATGGTACAACCACTATTGCAACTGGTAACAGAACTATTAACTTAACTATCCCAGCAACTAGCGCAATAGCAGTAGGAGCACGTATTTTTATAGCATCTCGTACAACAGGTACAGAAACTACAATTGCAGGAACTGGTATTACAATGCCAACTATTACAGGCGTTGCAGGTAAAACTAAAGTAACTGAATTATTCTATAACGGAACGAACTTTATAGCTACATCAGCAGGTTATCAAATTGACTAATAAATAATAATTAACTAAAAACTAAAATAAAATGGCACTACCTAAAGAGCTATGGCTCGAAACAATACAAGAACAATTATTTAAAAGTGATGAATTTTTAAATACAGTTGGTTTAGACCACTCAACATATGTAAGTAATACAACTGTTCATATTCCGCAAGCAGGTTCAAACCCTACAATTAGTAAAAACTTATCTGTATTTCCAGCTCCTATCGGAACTCGTACGGATGCTGATTTAACTTACAATGTAGACTTATATTACTCTCAACCAATTCGTGTTGGTAAAGATGAAACTCAATATTTGTCTTATGACAAACGCGCAAGCGTATTAAGTTCACATTTGAAGAAAATGCGTAATGTTATTGGAAACAATACTCTATACAAATGGGCTGCAGGTGGAGCTGCTAACATCGTAAGAACTTCGGGAGCAGTATCAGGAGCTGCATTAGCACCTGGAGCAACAGGAACTCGTAAAATTCCAGTTTTAGCTGATTTCTATAATGCTTCTGCTATATTAGATGCCCAAGATTTAAACCCAGCGGATATGCGCTATGCTTTAATTCCTTCTTCATTATATTGGCAAATTATTTCGGATACCAACATTTCTAAAAATTTAGAATGGGGTTCTAGTCCAGTTGCACCAACTGGTAAAGTGCCAATGCTTGTTGGTATTACATTGCTTCGTAGAAGTTCAGGAGTTGTTTATGACAATGCTGGAACGCCAGTAATTAAAACAGTAAATGATGAAGGTGTACCAACTGCAACTGCAACAAGTGATAACTTATCAATTCAAATTTACTCTGAATCGTATGTTACCAAAGCAATTGGAGCAACTGAGGTATATACTTTAGAAAAAGACCCTACTTACTATGGAGATGTATTAAGCATTACAGTAGCTCATGGAGCTTCTAAAATGAGAACAAACGGAGAGGGTATCGTTTCTATCGTTCAAACTACTTAATTAAATAAATTTAAAAACAAGTGTATTGAAATAATATACACTTGTTTTAACATTTTAAAAATAAATAAATGGCAAACGATGTTGTATTCGTAAAGAAACAAGGCGGCTTGGGACGCCCACTAACAGGTTCAGACCATATATCGGGACTTTTATTTTATTCAGACGCAACTTTACCAACTGGTTTTAACTCTTCAAATAGAGTTAAACAAGTATTTTCAATTCAAGATGCAGAGGCTTTAGGAATAACTAACACAGGGCTTGGAGCAACATCTTCAACATCTACGTATTTAGTTACTAATAAAGGAACAGCAGGGGAAACGGTTACTGTATCTGTTATATCTGTAAATGGTACATTAACATTATGTAGCTATGTATTAACCGCTGCGGATATTGTTACCACTACTACTTCGGCTTTAGCGGTTTCAACAGCAATCAATGCGCTTACTTACTTGCATGGATTTTCAGCATCTCCTTCAACGGCTACAATAACAATTACAGCTCCAAAGAGAGAAGGTATTTACTTAAATACAGGAACGCCTTACTCATATACAGTAACAGGAACAACAACAACATGGGCAGCGACAATTACTCAAAATGTGGTTGTAGGTATACCATCTGACATTGATGTTTTATATTACCATGTAAAAGAATATTTTAGAATACAACCAAAAGGAAATTTATACATAGGTATCTACGCTTCTGCGGACGTTGGAACATTTGCAAATGTTACTGATATGCAAAATTTCGCTGCTGGTAAACTTAGACAAGTTGGAGTTTGGCAAAAGTCAACAAACTTTGCAACCAGTCAGGTTACAGCATTACAAACGGTAGTAAATACAAATGCAACTAATAACAAGCCTTTAGAAATAATTTATCAAGGTAAATTTACAACCTCAGTAACATTGGCATCATTAGCTGATTTAACACTATTAACAGCTCCAAACGTGAGCGTAGTGTTTGGACAAGATGGAGCAAATGAAGGATATAAACTTTGGCTTGCAAATGCTTTATCAATTGGATGCGTAGGAACTACTTTAGGAGCGGTATCTTTAGCAAAAGTAAATGAATCAATCTCATGGGTAGATAATTTTAATATGTCCGATGTGGAGTTTGATACATTAATGTATTGTAATGGTTCTTTTTATTCAGCGCAATCTGATGGGCAAATCGACCAATTAAGAGTTTTAGGATATATTGCTTTAAAGAAATTTGTTGATTTTGAAGGGTCTTATTTTAATGCTCCAAAAACAGCAATAGCAAGTAATAACGATTATGCAACCATACAAGCTAATCGAGTATATAACAAAATAAGAAGGCAGTTAAGAATTGCTTTATTACCTCAATTATCAAGGGCTTTAGACTTCAATTCGGATGGTTCTTTAAAAGAAAGCGATATTAGTTACTTTGAATCATTGTGCAATTTGTCTTTATCTCAAATGCAAAGAGATACGGAAATTTCTCAATTTTCAGTTGTTATCGACCCATCTCAAGACGCTTTGTCAACATCAAATTTAGTTATTTCTGTATCGGTTATCCCAGTTGGTGTTTCTGATACTATAACCGTAAATGTAGGATTCACACTTTCAATATAAAAACATGGCAATAGTAATACCACCACTAATTAACGGAAGGTCATATAGCTTTTCTGATATTCAAATCAATATTTTAGGACTTCAAATTAATGGAGTAACCGATATTGATTATGATTTAAAACAAAACATGGAAAATATTTATGGAGCTGGAAGTGATCCAGTTTCAAGAGGTTACGGAAGGTTTGAACCAACTGCAAAAATTACTTTACTAATGGAGGAGATTGAAAATATAACAGCGATTGCTCCACAAGGTAGACTTCAAGCTATTCCTGAATTTGATATTATAGTAATTTACTTAGATGCTTCTTTAATTACTCGTAAACATACTTTAAAATTTTGTAGGTTTATGAATAACCCAAGAAAATCAAGCACTGGGGACACTTCAATTAAATGCGAGCTTGAATTAATAGTGGGCAATATATTGTATGTTTAATATTTTTTTTATATTTGTAAAAAAATAAAAACATGGAAAAAGAAATATCATTACTAGAAGAATTAAAAGCAAAGTACGGAAAGGTTTACACGTTAGAAGTGCCCTTAGATGAGGATGATGTTAATAAAAAAGCTATCATATATCTAAGAAAGCCCGATAAGACAACAAGAGCAATGGTTTCAAAATTAGCTTCTTCGGGTAAATATGATGCTGCCGTAGAAGCAACCTTAAAGAATCTTTATGTAGGAGGAGATAAATTGGAATTAATTCTGCAAAATGACGATGCAATGGCTTCTTGCGATGAAACTATTGTTGAATTATTAAATGTTCAAAAAGCTACGTTAAAAAAAAATTAGAATTTTATAATGAATTATTGCAAAATGATGAGATAGCACAGAACAACGCATTAATTTCATATTACTATCAAATTAACCCAAACCAACTTAGCGACACACAATGGTCAAAGAAAGTAGCTGAGATGTTTTGGGTTTTGAATTATAATGGAGAATTGACTAAAAAAAAATAAGTGGGTAAAAATTTA